GCTTACTGTTCTTGCCCCAGCCGTCTATTCAGCGGTGAAGGAGGCCAGAGAACTTTACGATCGTGCTTCTTTTAAACATTTCATGGAGGAGTTCATCAAACATCCCGAGTGTATCACTATAACCCAGACGAAGGACTATGTTCGCGAGCAATTATTCAAACGAGCTCCAATGGAGAAACCCAAGAAGTTTTGGACGAAAGTTAAGAGTTTCATATCCACTACTCCGGAATCGTCATTTACCGAATTGTGCTCTATGATCATGGGCTTAGGTGCTCTTCTGCCCAATAAGTTTATGGGAGGTATCAAGATTATCTCGCAGTTTTTGCAAACTACTCGCCCTACTTTGATGTCTTTTGTCACATTAGGACATTCCATTAAGATGGTTAAGTCGCTCGTTGATTTCCTCATGGATGTCCTTGTTGGCAGACTACAGAATACTAAAGAATGGATTGCAGAAGAAATGCAGACTAAAGATTCTCCCTTTCATGAATTGGCTACTTTATATCTGGCTTACCAACATTCGTGTAATAAGCTCGAATTTGTCGATGAATCTCCAGAAGGGAAAAGCCTCAAAGAATGTTTAGATCCGAACGCGTTGCGACACGAACTTTACGCAACGTTTGCGCGCTGCGATGATTATGCTTCCCAGAAAGGAAGATTGGACGGAGCATATTTTGATTTCAAGAATAAAATGAATAGTGCATTGACTGTTCCTCCCACCGCCTCCCCACGTAAATTTGAGCCTACTACTTTGGTTCTTTCAGGAGGTCCCGGAACCGGAAAATCTACTTTTTGGTCTGCATTAGTTGCGGGCGAAGTCCTCACCGAAGAAGAACTAAAAGGTGACGATCCAATGCGGAAAATTGTTGAGAAATCGCATACCTGGAATACAGGTGATACTTTCCAGCCTGGCATGTCCAACAAGAAGATCATTGTTTTCGATGACTTTCAACAAGATCGAGAGTCTACTATGGAGGCATTAGCTGTTATTCGTTTATGCTCTATTGCGCCTTTTCCGATTGACAGTCCTAATATACATGGACCTGAGATTAAGGGAATGACCGCTTCTCCCGAGTTTGTGGTTATTTGTACCAATATTTCTGTCGATATGGCTGCTCAAAAACTCGCTTCCACTGAAGCGCTTAAACGTCGATATGACTTAGAGCTTGAAGTCCATTCTCGTTACAACCCTGAAAAACCGAAAGAGAAGATTTTTACGGTTAGATCTTGTAACAGATATAAGAAGCTCATAGGACGCAAGTTAGATTTTGATGAAGCCAAAGCATTGTTTACAGTAGTAAACAGGGCCAAGAAGTCGCAGTTCAAGAAAGTTAAGGCCATGGTCAATGACCTTGCTAAACGCGCCATTGTCGATTTAGGCGCCTCCTATAATTTCGCTCTTACACCAGATCTCCCACAGGCTAATTCTGTCTGGCAAGCCGATGAGGACTTTATGAAAGATTATGAGAGATTTGTCACTACTGAGCCAGAGTCTGGAGTTATCGACCAATTCAAGGCCAC